CTGCCCGCGGCTCGCGGGCGATATCACGGGCTGTACATCGAGCTCAAAGCCGTCGGCGGACGCGCGACGGCGGAGCAAAAAAATTTTATCGCGGCGCTGCGAGAGCAGGGCTTTTTCGCCGTCGTCTGCGTGGGCGGAGAAGCGGCGGCGCGGATGATTGTCGATTATTTGGAGGGGCGGCTATGACGAGGGCGGATTTGAGAAATTATCGCAAAGGACGGCGCGAGGCGGGCGAGCTGCGCGCCAGGGCGCGACAGGCGCAGCTGCGCGCGCTGCAGAGTGGGCTGCTCACCGATCGGGACGCTGCGGCGCGCGAGGAGGCGCGGTACGCCGCGGAGGCGGCGCGGCGCGAGGCAGCGCTGGACGAGATCGAGCGGGCGATCTGCGCGCTGCGCGATCCGGACGAGCGGAGGGCCTGCCGTATGTATTACGTGGACGGACGCAGCCAGATCTACGTCAGCCAGCAGCTCGGCGTATCGGAGAAAACGGCGTGGCGGATCATCGCGCGGGCGACAAGAAAAATCACCGGCGGCCAGTGATGGCCGCCGGTGTCTGTTTTTTTGCGATATCATGATATCGGCGGCCATAGCGCGCCGCCGGATGCAAGGTGGACGGGGCCGACGCCGGGCGGGTTGACAAGCCCGGCGGACGAGCCGTGAGGAGGCGGGAGGCATGGCCATGAGCGCGGCGCGGCTCGAGCGGCTGCGCGCGCTGATCGAGGCGGGCGAGGAGCATCGCTTCTACCTATGGGGGCCGTGGCGCCGGCTGCGAGAGGATGTGCTGAAGATGGATCGACACGAGTGTCAGCTGTGCCGCGCGCGCGGACGCTACGCGCGAGCGGAGCTGGTGCATCACATCAAGCCGTTGCGCGAACGTCCAGACCTCGCGCTCTCCGTCTACGATCCGGACACCGGGGAGCGGCAGCTCGTCGCGGTGTGCGCGGACTGCCACCGGCGCGAGCATCCGGAGGCGCTGGTTCACACGCCGCGCCGCGCGGAGACGATCTCCGCGGAGCGGTGGGACTGAGGCCCCCCCGCATAAAAAAACGGAATTCGTGGCGCCGCATAATACTCGGTAGGGTCCAGCGGCAAAAAAGAGAAATCGGCGCCGCGCGCCCGGCTGCGGGCACGCGCGCGCGAATAATCCGGAAATGATTTTGACAAAAGGCGGCGGAGACGCCGCCGGGAGATAAAAATGGCGGCGAATCACAGAGTAAAAAACTACCGATGCACGCGGGCATACCGTGCGCTGGAGAGGGACATGATGGACAGCCTGGCCGCCCGCGGTCTGATCGCGTCGGCGTACACCGACAAGGTGCGCGAGTACCTCGACCTCTGGGTGCAGAGACAGGAGCTCCTGCGCGACGTGGCCGAGAGGGGCGTGTCCGTCTACAACGAGAAAAGCGGCGGCATGGTCGAGAACCGCAGCGTGTCGCTCGGCGTCCAGGTATCCCGCCAGATGCTGGCCATCTACACGGCGCTCGGATTTAAGGAGCAGACCGGTGCCGGGCGCGCCGCGCCGGGCGACGAGGACGAGCTGTGACGCCGATCCCGTCGGTGGTAGAGGACTACCTCCGGCTGGTCGAGGGCGGCGAGCCGCGCGTCTGCCGGGAGCAGACCGCGCTGGCGGCGCTGATCCGCCGCGTCTTCGCGGAGGAGGATCTGATCGTTGAGACGGAGCGGCTGGCCAAATACCTGTCGCTCGAAAAATATTTCCCGTTTGCGCTGTATCCATGGGAGAAATTTCTGACGGCGCTATGGCTGTGTACCTACTCGGCGCCGGGCGTGCCGCGGTGGAAAACGGTGTTTTGCATGGTCGGCCGCGGCGCGGGAAAAGACGGGTACATCGCGTTTGTGAGTTTCGCGGCGGTTTCTCCGTACAATCCGGTGCCGCTCTACGACGTGGACATCTGCGCAAACGACGAGGAGCAGGCCATGCGGCCGCTCGGCGACGTCGTGGAGGTGCTGGAGCTGGGCCGGCAGGAGGCGCGTCTCAAACGGCACTACTACCACACAAAGGAGGTCGTGCAGGGGCGGAAGAACCGCGGCCGGATCAAGGGCCGGACAAACAACCCGAAGCACCGAGACGGCATGCGGAGCGGAATGATCGTTTTCAACGAGGTGCACGCCTTTGAAAACTACGACAACATCACGGTTTTCACCGGCGGCCTCGGGAAAAAACCGGAGCCGCGAGAGGGCATATTTTCATCAGACGGCAACGTGAACGACGGGCCGCTCGACGATTACATCTCGCAGAGCATGCAGATCCTCTTCGAGGGACTGCCGGACGGCGGGATGCTGCCGTTTATCACGCGGCTGCCGTCGGAGGAGCTGGTGCACGACGAGCGAAACTGGTTTATGGCGAACCCGTCGCTGCAGTACCGGCCGGCGCTGTTCCAGGAGATCCGAGACGAGTACGAGCGATGGAAACGCAACCCGGAGCAGCTCGGCGAGTTCTTGACAAAACGCATGGGGATCCGCCGCGGATACAAGGAAGTGGCCGTCGCGGACTACGAGCGGATCCGGGCGACCAACCGGCCGCTGCCGGAGCTGGACGGGCGAAGCTGCACCGTAGGCATCGACTACGCGGAGCTGTCCGACTGGGCGGCCGTCGATCTGCATTTCCGAGAGGGCGACGAGCGCTACGACGTATGCCACGCCTGGCTGTGCGCGCGATCCAAAACGCTGCCGCGCGTCAAGGCGCCGTGGCGCGCCTGGGCGGAGATGGGGATCCTGACCGTGGTCGAGGACGTGAGCATCAGCCCGGCGCTGCTGGCGGACTACATCGCAGCAGCCGGCGCCGTCTACAATATCCGCATGCTGGCGATGGATCATTTCCGCTGGACGCTGGTGGCGGAGGCGTTCCGGGCCGCCGGCTTTGACGCATCGGACAAAAGCCGCGTCAAGCTGGTGCGGCCGTCGGACATCATGCAGGCCGCGCCGGTGATCGACGAGTGCTTTGCACGCGACCGATTTGTCTGGGGCGACAACCCGGCGCTGCGCTGGGCGGCGTCGAACACCAAAAAAGTGCGCGCATCACGCAGCATCGGAAGCGACACGGGCAACTATTATTACGCAAAAATCGACGCCAAGGCGAGAAAGACGGACATGTTTATGGCGCTGGTGGCGGCCATGACCGTCGAGCCGATGCTCGGCAGCGGCCGCGCGCCGGAGCTGCCGCCGCTCGGCGCAATTGCGCTGTGAGGCTGTGAGGAGAAAATGAAATTTTTTGAAATACTTTTCGGCCCGAACAAAAAACCGGATCGGACGACCGTCGAGGCGATCCTCCGCATGGAGCAGAGCAAGCGGGATCTGAAAACCCGCGAGATCGCGTGGTGGACGTGCGTCAACATGATTGCGAACGCGCTCGGCCGCGCGGATTTCCGCACATTCCGGCAGGGCGTCGAGATCCAGGAGCGCGAGGCGTATCTCTGGAACGTGGAGCCGAACACGAACGAGAACAGCTCGGCCTTCATCCATCACCTCGTGGCGCGGCTGTGTCTGGACAACGAGGCGCTGATCGTGGCGACACGGCAGCGCAACGGCTACGACGCGCTCGTCGTGGCGGACGAGTGGAAGGCCGGGGAGCTGTGGCCATCGAAACAGAGAGAGTATACCGGCGTGCGCGTCGGAGAGCTGACCTACGACAAGACCTTCCGCGAGAGCGATGTGCTGCACATCAAATGGAGCGGGCAAGAGCTGCGCGGCGTGCTGGACGCGATGGCGGCGAGCTACCGCGACATGATCGACGCCGAGGCGGCGGCGATGGAGTACGCGACCGGCCGGCACCTCAAAGTGCACGTCGACCAGGTGGCCAGCGGGCAGAAAGATTTCGAGGCGCAATTCAAGGCGCGGCTCGAGAGCCAGCTCAAACCGTTTCTCACGTCGCGCTCGGCGGTGCTGCCGGAGTTTGACGGCTACACCTATTCCGACATGAGCGGAGAGGGCGCGACGAAGGACAGAGTGGACGGCATCCAGAAGCTGACGACGGAGATCATCGAAAACACCGCGAGGGGATTTTTGATCCCGTCGGTGCTGCTGCGAGGCGACACCGCGGGAACGGCGGAGGCCGAGGCGCGTTTCCTGTCGGCGGTGATCGATCCGATCGCAGACCAGCTGCAGGAGGAGATCAACCGCAAGCGCTACGGATACGACGACTGGCAGGCTGGCACCTATATGCGGATCGACACCTCGTCGATCCAGCACTACGACATGTTCGCCGCCTCGGTGGCGATCGAGCGCGTGATCTCGTCCGGCCTGTACTCGGTCAACGAGGTACGCCGCGCCGCAAACCAGCCGAGGATCGACGAGGAGTGGGCGGACAAACACTACATGACGCTAAACATCGAGCGGGCCAACGCGGCCGCGCGGCAGATGGACGGCGCAGAAGGAGAGGAAAATGGCTAAACATCGGCAAATGTGGGAGATCCGGCAGCAGACGGATCCGGCCGTACTGGATCTGTACATCTACGGCGACGTAGAGGGAGACGGATACGACTGGTGGACGGGAGAGGAAATCGAGAGCCAGACCTCGGCGGAGCAT